GTATGTAGTTGCTTTAGATCCAGCAATGGGTACTGGAGGTGATTATTCAGCAATTCAAGTTATTGAATTACCTACATATATACAAATTGCAGAATGGCGTCATAATACAACTCCAATTCCTGCACAAATTAGAATTATGAAAGATATATGTAACTATATTAAAGATGTTGGAAATACAACAGGACAAAATATTTACTGGAGTGTAGAAAATAATGCTATAGGTGAAGCCGCCCTTATTGTTATTAATGATTTTGGTGAAGAAAATATACCAGGTATGTTTGTTAGTGAGCCGATGAAAAAAGGACATATACGTAAATTCCGCAAAGGATTTAATACTACACACATATCAAAAGTAAGTGCTTGTGCTAAACTCAAAACAATGATCGAAAACGATAGAATGAAAATAAACAGTAAACCATTAATTACTGAGCTTAAAGGGTTTGTTGCGGCTGGGTCTGGCTTTAAAGCAAAGCCTGGTGAAACTGATGACTTAGTAATGGCTTCTATATTAACAATGCGAATGATTACAGTACTAAAAGCATGGGATCCAAGGGTATATGATACCTTTAATCAAGCTGATGACGAAAACCCAGAGGACTTTGTACCGCCAATGCCTATTATGGTTACGACGCAATACAGATAAATAATAATATGAGTACAATGGATAAAATATCAGAAAATTTATTTGCTAAAATTAGAGGTCGATTTCCATCAGTTACAATAGGTGATGCAGATGGAGTAGTTACTGACGATCCAAAAACAGCTCGTTATTATGACTTTGATTTTAAAGAAGGCGAAAAAATACTAGGCAAAGTAAGTATTGCTATTAACGAACAAGACGGTGTAATAGTAACTTATAATGATTCTTTTATAACTGATCAAGCAGATCAAACTAAAGAAAACTGGTATAATTTCTTAAAGGAATTAAGAGTATTTGCTAAGAAAAATATGATGAATTTTGATATACGTGATATTACAAAGTCAAATCTTGATAAACGAGATTATGCACACTTAACTAAAAATAGCTCCGGAGACAAAACAATGAGTGAATCTACAATGTACGGAACGAGTCGAACAAGCTATGAAGATGTCGACAAAGCTCGTTTAGTACTTAAACATACACAAGCAGTTAATCCAGAAGTTGCTGGATCGAGAACACAACACGTTCATAGCATTTATATTGAAAGCGACAACGGTGAAAGATTTAAATATCCGTTTAGACATTTAAACGGTGCAAGAGCCTTAGCACGTCATGTAAGTGAAGGCGGACATCTTTATGATGAATTTGGAAAACATATCGTATCACTCAGCGAAGAACTTTCTAAATTACGCCAATTTAAAACTTATATGAATCGTAGTGCAGTAATGGCAGAAGGCTTAAAAGGTTATGTTAATGCTGTTAACGAACGATTAGAGACTGTTAAAAAAGAATGTTTAAAATTACAACGTGAAGCATATTATAAAAATGCTATTGAGAATTATAAACAAGAAGTATTAGAAGATGTTCCAGAAGAAGTTAGTAACAGTTGGATTGATGAATTAACTATTAGATCATTTAATGAAGAATTAAAAAGTGTATTCCCATACATTTATAAACTTATTAACGACTCTAAAAAAATTGTAGAAATGGGTCCAGAAGAAGAACTTAATGTTGAAGGATTTGATCCAGATGATTTTGACGACGAAGTAGATGTTGAATGGACTGGAGATGATGGCGAAGTAACAGGTGGAATGTTATATTATCATGCCACAGTTGATCACGAAAATGGAACAGTAACAGTTGATCCTAACTCACTTAGAGGTTCTGTTGATCAAGAACAGAATGCCGCTAAAGTAGATCAAGAATTAATTGATATGCAACTAAAAGATGATTTGAAACACTTTCTTGAAATAGCTCAAGACCATGCAGATGATATGTGGAGCCAAAGAGATAACAAATATTCAGCAGGTGGCGAAGAAATGAATTTTGATCCAGTAGCAGAATATGAAAAAGCTATTTCTTATATTGTTGGTGAAGCTGAAAATTCATTATTAGATGGTGATGAAGAAACTAAGAGCCAAGCAATTAGTAAAATTAACGAATTGGTTGCTGATCATTTTCCAGCAGGTGTTAACGGTGCAAATGCTATTTCAAGTTTAGCAGGTATTATTGATGATCCAAAATTACAAGAAATGTTCCGTAAAATTGGACAAAAAGATTCCGACATTAACGTAACACCACTTGTAATGAAATGGATAGAAGCTAAAGCACCAGAGGTTATAGATCAAATACAATTAGGTAGCCCAGACGATGCAGACCATACAGCAGATACAGAAGTTCCTGCAGAAGCGGCACCACTAGATCATCCAGACAAAGGACAATATTTTGATCCTAAGATACTTAAAAAAATTGTAAAGGCAAAAGGCAAAGAACGTGATGACAAAAAAGATGACGGAAAGAAACCATCGGAAAGACTAGAAGAACTAATCAAAAGCTATTATGATTATACTACTAATAGATTTCCAAAAGGCGAAACGGCAGTTTTAACATCCGTAGAAAAAGAATTTGGTGAGAAGAGTATTCCTTACGCAGAAAAAATGATTGACAAATTATTTCACAATCAAGACGACGAAATGTCTCGTGTGAAACATTTGGCTGGTATACCCCAGTAAAAACCACTTTTTCGGCAAATAAGAACTTGACTTACTAAGTAAAAGATAGTAACATATATATTATGTGCTACTATTAAAGGCACAAGCAACGAAGGCTTAAACAACTTAAAGGAGGCTATAATTATGGCAACACTAGCAGAAATTCGTGCAAAATTGAAAGAACAAGAAAATCGCTCTTCAGGCGGTTCCGGCGGCGACAACGCAATTTACCCATTTTGGAATTTAAAAGAAGGTGAGTCAGCAACGATTCGTTTCTTACCAGACGGAGATGAAAGTAATACTTTCTTCTGGAAAGAACGGTTGATGATTAAACTACCTTTTGCAGGAGTTAAGAATCAAACTGATTCACGACCTGTACAAGTACAAGTTCCATGTATGGAAATGTATGGCGAAACGTGCCCTGTACTTTCAGAAGTACGTGGTTGGTTCAAAGATAAAAACCTAGAAGATATGGGACGTAAGTATTGGAAGAAACGTTCATATGTATTTCAGGGCTTTGTAACTGATAACCCTCTTAGCGAGGATACCACTCCAGAAAATCCAATTAGACGTTTTATTATTGGACCTCAAATTTTCCAAATCATTAAGGGTGCATTAATGGATCCTGATATGCAGGAAATGCCAACCGACTATACCGCAGGTGTAGACTTTAGAATTTCTAAAACTTCTAAAGGTGGTTATGCAGACTATTCAACTTCATCTTGGTCACGCAGAGAGCGTCCATTAAATGAAGATGAGTATTCAGCTATTGAAACAAATAGCTTGTTTACATTAAACGATTACTTACCTAAGAAACCAGGCGAAGTAGAAGTTCAAGCTATTAAAGATATGTTTGAAGCATCAGTTGATGGTGAAGCATATGATATGGAAAAATTTGGTAACTATTTCCGTCCAGCGGGAATGTCAGCTCGTACAGGAGATCCTGTTAAAGCAAGTACACCAAGTCCAACTCCAAATCCAACTCCAGTAACTCCAACTCCAGAAGCAGTAGCACCAGCTACTACTACTGAAGCAGTTGCTGAAGAAGTAGCACCGGCGGCGGATAATAACAAAGCGGAAGACATTTTAAAAATGATCCGCTCACGTCAAACCAACTAAAAATGTTATATAGGGTGGCTGGAAACAGTCACCCTTATAATAATTGGATAAAGGAGAAATTATGACCAATAGAGCATTTGACGTTTCTAAGTTTCGTAAAAACTTAACAAAATCAATTACCGGCATGAGTCATGGCTTTCATGATCCAACCGATTGGATCAGCACAGGTAACTATGCACTCAATTATCTTATTAGTGGCGACTTTCATAAAGGCGTACCACTAGGTAAGGTTACCGTTCTAGCCGGTGAATCAGGTTCAGGAAAATCATTTATCGCGGCAGGTAATTTAGTAAAAGCCGCACAAGACCAAGGTATATATGTTATTCTGATTGATTCAGAAAATGCATTAGATGAAGCTTGGTTACAAGCATTAGATGTAGACACCGACGACAAAAAATTACTCAAATTAAGTATGAGTATGGTTGATGATGTTGCTAAAACTATTAGCACATTTATGACAGACTACAGAGAAATGCCCGAAGAAGAACGCCCGAAGATACTATTCGTAATTGATAGTTTGGGTATGTTACTAACACCAACCGATGTTGATCAATTTACAAAAGGTGATATGAAGGGTGATATGGGTCGTAAACCTAAAGCACTTACATCATTAGTACGTAATACAGTTAACATGATTGGCGCACATAACGTAGGACTAGTATGTACTAATCATACTTACGCATCACAAGATATGTTTGATCCAGACGATAAGATTAGTGGTGGACAAGGATTTATATATGCAAGTTCAATAGTTATAGCAATGAAAAAGCTAAAACTTAAAGAAGATGAAGACGGCAAAAAGGTTACTGATGTACGTGGTATCAGAGCCGCTTGTAAAATAATGAAAACACGTTACGCAAAACCATTTGAAAGCGTACAAGTTAAAATTCCATATGAAACTGGAATGGATCCATACTCGGGGTTAGTAGATTTATTTGAGAAGAAAGGGCTCTTAAAACAACAAGGCAATCGACTTAAATACACTGATTCGACAGGAAAGGAAACTCTTGAATATCGAAAAGACTGGTCAGGAGAGAAGTTAGACATAATTATGAATAGTTTCGATTCTTTTCAAATAGAAGAATCTGAAGTTGAAGATACTACTAACATAGAGGAGTAAGGATTATATGATCGAAAGTGGATCGCATGTCAGCGAAATTTGGCAATGCTTTAAAGAATATGTTGATAAAAAAAGCATGGAAACCGTTGCAGAACGGTTTGTTGATTTATGTGCAGATTTTGGGTGTTCTGATGAAGCATTTCGAGATGCGTTGGGTTCTGACAATGACCTAGATAAAGCTATTTCTTATTATCTTGAAGATGAAGAACAAGATTATGATGACGATAGCGACGACGAGGATTATTAATGGGCTGGTATTCAGACGTTGCTAAAGATATTAGTAAGATACCTGCCGCAATTGGGTATTTTGAACATGAGCTTGAAGAAGCAAAAGCTGAAATACGGATTAAAGGTAGTGTTGAAAAAGCCGCGGCTGAAATGCCCGGCTTAGTTGAACAACGTTTTAATCAACTTCAAGAGCTTGAAGCAATACTAGAATACCTAAATATTGAATTACGTCGTTTAAGAAGTTCATTTTTTAAAAAATATCTGGAAAATTATCAACGAGCATTAAGCAGTCGTGATGTCGAAAAGTATGTTGACGGCGAAGCTGATGTAGTTGATTATGAAAAAATCATTAACGAATTCGCACTAATGCGAAATAAATGGTTGGGAGTCACAAAAGCTCTAGACCAAAAGCAATGGCAACTAACTAATATAGTGAAGCTTCGAGTTGCTGGAATGGAAGACGCAAGACTATAAGGAGGGGGCACTTTGAGCTGGAAATACTTAAATGCATTAAAAGATGTACCAGATGCAGAGTTAACACAAGAAGGAATAGAACTAAGGGATTTAGCAATAAAACTAGCAAACAATCCCGGATATGTACTAACAGAAAACGACAAGAACATATATGATCAGCGTTGGAGGAAAATATACAAATGAAACTAACTGACACTAATGTTGGAAAACAAATCCAAGATCAATACGGCGGTAATCATCGTAGTACTGATAAAACATTTGAAAACGAAACTACAAGACCACCTACTCCTGATGAGTATGCTAAGGCATATAAAGACAAATACGAACGAACAGGTCATCCTGCCTTACCGGGCTCTATTCAAAAAATAGAAAGATTTGACCGAATACCTAATGTTACTTTTGTTAATAGAGTAATGGGTGACTTTCAAAAAATTACTACTGCTGAGATTTTCCCTAAGAAAAAAATTGTAATATTTGGTTTACCTGGAGCATTTACACCAACATGTTCAACCAAACAATTACCAGCATACGACGAAGCATATGATAGATTTAAAGGTCTAGGTGTAGACGAAGTATATTGTGTTTCAGTTAATGATGGGTTTGTTATGAATGCATGGTTTGAAAGTCTTAGTATTAAAAATGTTAAATTACTTTCAGACGGTAATGGCGACTTTTCTCAAGCATTAGGCGTTAGTTGT